CGCACCGCCGACGAGGGCTGGAACCGCGCCACCGAGGAATGGTTCGACACCTGGATGGGAAGCTGCGACGTCCGCGGCCTTCTGGATTTCAACACCATGCAGCAGGTCGCTACGCGCACGATGCTGCGCGACAACGAGGTTTTCCTAATCTTGACCAGCGCCGGAGAAAACGGCGATTGGCCCCAACTGCAGATGGTGGAAGCCCACCGCTGCGAGACGCCGCCCTACCTCAACGGCGAAAAGCGCGTGATCGACGGCGTCCGGGTTAACGCCCAAGGCCGGCCGCTCTCCTATTACATCAACCTCGGCGACGGCGACAAATTCAGCGAGGTGCAATCGCCCGATTTGATAGTGCTGGCCGAGCGCGACCGCGCCGACGAGCTGCGCAGCCTGTCCCGCCTGGTCACCTGCCTCAACCTGATCCAGGACCGCGAGGAGATTCTGACCAACACGATGGTCTCCGTGAAACGCGCCAGCACCATCGGCCTGGCGTTGGAAGGCGAGGGGAGCGCCGGATTTTTCGGCCCCGAGACCACGACCGACAACGGCATTACCACCGATCGGATCTTCGGGTCCGGGGCAATCTGGAATGTTCCGGCCGGCCGCAAGATCCGCGAGATCAAGGACGACCGCCCCAGCCCGAATTTGTCCGACTTCATGGATCAGTTCCTGCGCGCCGTGGCTGCCGGCCTCGGCCTGCCTTACGAATATTTGTGGAAAGCCGACCTCTCCGGCCCGTCCCAGCGGTTTGTGCTGGCGCAGGCCCAGCGCCGGTTTGATGAAATTTCACAAGCCGTCACCACCCAGCTGGTCTCCCGCGTGCGCCTCTGGGCGCTGGCCAAGGCCATCAAACGCGGCGACCTTACCCCGCCCCGCGGGATGGATCGCTGGTGGCAGGCCGTCTACCACACGCCCCAACGCACCACCATCGACGCCGGCCGCGACAGCGCCGCCGACCGGGAGGACTTCAAGCTAGGCATCCGCACCCTGGCCGACATCGCCGCCGAACGCGGCAGCGATTGGCAGGAGATCGTCGATCAACGCGTGGCCGAGCAGGTCTACATTAAACAAAAAGCCCAAGAGGCCGGCGTGGATCTGGCCGAGATCCAAAACACCGGAGCCAAGCCAGCCGCTCCGGCCGTGACCCCGCCCAGCGAGCCTCCGGCCGATGCTCCGGCCGCGCAGACCCCGGCCCCAGAACTGGCCGCCAACACCGTCACGATCAACATGTCCGCCCCGGTAGAGGTAACCACTGAACCAGCGGCTGTTTTGGATCCGGCACCCGCCCAAGCCGAGGCGTTCACCATGAAGGACGACCCGGATCTGGAGCTTTCCGACAAGGAGCTGGACATGGTGGTCAAGGCGATCGGCCTAAAAAACAAGAAGGCCTACAAGAAAAAGAAGTCTGATTGACACGATTTGGCCAGCTATGGCCGAAAAGAAATTCAAGGGCATTTCTGTCATCACCGCTGGCCCCGCCCTTGGCCACGGCATGGTGATCGATGCGGAAACCCTCAACCAAGTTGTCGAAAAAGGGAACGAGGCCGGACAGGTCAAAGTCCTTTCTGACCACAGCTCCAGCGTCTCCAACATCATCGGGTATCTGGAAAATTTCAGCTTGGATGGCGGCCGCGTCCGCGCCGACCTGACGCTTCTGCAAAGCCACGACGGCTTTGCCTATTTCAGCGAACTGCTCAGCACCCTGCCCGGCCAGATCGGTTTTTCAATCAGCTTCAGCGGCGTGCCCCGGATTGCCGAGGACGGCACCCAGCTGGCCAACGTGCAGACCCTCTTTTCCGTGGATCTGGTGACCAGCCCGGCCGCCAACCCCACCGGCGTCTACAGCGCCAGGGTTGACAGCAAACAACAGGCCATGGCTAACACAGCTACGACCCAAGAGGTCAAATTAGAGGCGCCCGTCGAAGCGGCGCCCGCAGCCCCGGCGGCCCCGGTGGCAGAGCCCGTCAAGCTCGCCGAGCCCACCCTCTCCGACATCAACGCCAAGCTGGACGCCATCATGGCTCTCTTGGCCGCAGACGCCTCCGAGGACGCCGCACCGGAAATGCCGGCCGCTCCCGAGATGACCGCCAAGGTTGAGGACACCAAGCTGGAAGCCGCCGTGATGGAAGCACCCGCCGCTGACGAGCCCGCCGCCGAACCGGCCCCAGAGCCCGTGGCCGCGGAAGCCAAGGCCGAGGTCAAAGAACTTTCCCAACCTGTGCCTTCCGTCATCGCCGCCAAGGTGATCGAGCTGGAAGCCAGCCGTGGCGTTAAGCCCCTGGAGGTGTCCACGGAAACCGCTTTCTCGCGTGCCGACCTGATGACTCAGTTCAACGCGGAAAAGGATCCCCGCCGCGCCGCGGAGATCTTCAAAAAACTGCAGCTGGCGCGATAACCCAAAAGGATAACCAACATGCCCAACACACTCGGATCCGTCTCGAACGGAAAGGTCATCGCCCAGCGCGCCCTTGAGCTCCTGGTCGAAAACTACCAATGGATCGGCAGCGGAGTGACTGACTTCTCCGACGCCACCGCCCGCAAGGGTGATTCCATCACCACCCACATCGTCAGCATCCAGTCCGCCTCGGACTACAGCACGACCGCCGGCTACGTTCCGGGCGACGTGACGCAGACCGACGTGACCGTGACGCTCAACAACTTCAAGCATACGACCTATGCGATCAACGACGACGAGCGCACCAGCTCCAACATCAACCTGATCAACCGCTTTGCGGAACAGGCCGCCCACGCCCTAGGCAAGGCGATGGTGGACTCCGTCCTCGCCCTCGTCACCACCCACTACGCCAGCACGCTGACCGTGGCGGCCGATGCGGCTTCGTTCCGCTCGATCGTCAGCGCCGGCACCACGCTGGACAACAACAAGGTGCCCTTCGGCGGCCGCTTCGCGGTTCTGTCCCCGGGCAACTACGCCAGCCTGCTCAACGACGCCAACATCGTCGCCAACGCGCAGCGCTCCGGTGACGTCGTGGCCTCCGGCCAGATCGGCACCATCGCGGGCGTCAACGTGTTTGAATATAACGCCCTCGCGGCGGGCATCTCCAAGGGCTTCGTGGCCCAGCGGGAAGCGCTCGTCGTGGCCAGCCGCCTGCCGGCTCTCCCCGAAGGTGTGACCCTCCCGGGTTCCATCGACGTGGTGACCGAGCCCAAGAGCGGTCTCAGCCTGCAGGTCGCGGAGCACTATAACTTCCGCCTCGGCAGCCACGAGCGGTCCTACCGGATCCTCTACGGCGTCGGCCGCGGTCAAACCAGCAGCCTGGTGAGACTTGTCTAAGCAGTAGCCTCCTATTGGTGGGGCGGCCGCATCGGGGGGTGCGGCCGCCCTTCCTCCTAAAGAATCCATGACCCCCGCACCCTTGGTATCGATCGCCCTCATCGCCGGACACGGCGAGGGGGCGATTTTGCGTCGCCTCATCGAATCCGCCCGCGGGCTGTGGGACGAGGTGGTGGTTGTCGCCGCCACCGGATCCCAGCCGCACGACGATCTGGAAACCGCCCTGCAGGAAGCCACCGGCGGCGCCTGTAAATTTGCGATTTACAAGAACGCACCCGAAAACGCCGACTGGCCCCACATCGATAATTTTGCCGCCGCCCGCAACCAGGCCTTTGGCCTGGCGTCCGGCAAATTCGTCCTGTGGGCCGATTGCGACGACATCTTCGAGGAGGGGCAGGCCGCAGCCCACCGCCGCCAGATCGAGGCGCGGCAGGCCGGCCAGGAGAAGTGGGACCTGCTGGTGACGCTCTACGACGTCCAAAACAGCGGCATGCGGAATAACAAGCGCGAGCGGATCTTCCGCCGGATGGAGGACGGCAAACTCTCCGCCCACTGGGAGCGGCAGATCCACGAGCGGGTCAAGCCGCGCGATGGCGCCAGGATCGCCGTGGCCGAGCACCTCAAAATCCTGCATGCGCCCAGCGGCCCCAAGGTGAGCTCCGCCGAGCGCAATAAGCGGATCATCGCCAGCCGGCTGCAGGGCATCGGCATGGAGTGGTACTACCTGGCGCAGGAACATTTCCTTAAAAACCAGTACCAGGACGCCATCGGCCCGTGCCTGCTTGCGCTGGAACACGCGGACGTGGGCGCCACGGAAAAATACCAGCTGCACTGCCAAGCCTCCATGATGCTGGCGGAGCGCGCCAAACGCCTCGAACACATCGGCAAGGCCATCACGCTTTCCCCGATGCGCCGGGAGGCGCACGGACTGCTGGCCACCGACCGCATGGATCACGGCGATTTCACCACCGCCTACCACATTTTGAAACAGGTGGACGCCATGCCCGTCACGCAGGACTGGAACCAGGAGAACAGATGGTACAAACACCTGCCGCGCCAGCTGCTCGCCCAGTGCCTCCGGGCCCTTGGGCAGCACGAGCAGGCCAACCAGATCGTGCGGGACGGATTCCGCGGCGCCTGGGGCCGGATCACCGTCATCCACGCCGGCGAGCCGGACGACTGCCTTAAATCCATGGCGCTCTACACGGACTGCGCCGACGCCTCCAACGGCGTCCAGCACCTGCTCCTCACGCAAAAGGGCCACAAAATTGCCGACCGGTTGCACATCGTGCAGACCGCCCAGGAAGCGCTGCAGGCGGCTCTGGGCGACGTGATTTTGACCGTCAAGGCCAAGGACGCACCGCTGCCCGGATTGCGCTGGGACGCGGCCTTGTTGGACGCGGGCACCGTGCCGCCGGGTGCAGAGCAGATCCCCAGCCCTGTGGAAAGAAAAGGACACGTGAAAGTCTGTCTGACCACCACGCCCAAGCGGATCCACACCAT